TGTATCATCTGGGCGAAATTGGAAGAGTTTAACACATCATATATCTTATCTTCGGCCTCTTTAAGCCACATCTTGACACTCTGGTCATCCATGAACTTGCGGTCTTGCGTCTTTAATACAAACCACTTGGATGCCGGATTAGTTAAATATGAATGAAGCCCTGCGGCTAAGACTAAAGAAGATTGGATTGCTGTGGAGTCATAGACATCAAAGGCGTATTTCTCGCCTGCATGCCTTTCTTTCGTGATGTAAGCTTTCCTCGGAATACAGTACTTAGCAAGCTTCTGCCATAAAGAGTGATAGTTACTTCTGTCCGAGTCTAACTTGTCAAAGTTCTTAATAATCGCTTCGGCTGATATTTTTTCCGGCATATTCACTCCTTACAAGTTTTTAATAAAATGGCTCTCAAGTAGTTTAAATCCCTCTCTCTGATAAAAATCACTCATCTTGCTATATTGAAGATTGCCTAAACATACCATTAAGATTTGTGTCACTCCCCATTCTTTGCACTTCTTCTCAAGCTCCCTTAAAAGCTTAATCCCGTATTTGCGGTATTCTTTGGATATGAACCAAATTAGTTCCTCAAATACCTTATCCGTAGAAACCATCCCAGAGGTGATACATCCGCCGAGGCAACCTATTACTTTGCCATCCTTCTCCATGATTAAGCTATGTTCAATGTTTGAACGCATGACATAACGAGCCTTGTTTTCATCACAGAAAAGTCCATATTCGTCCAAGCCCTCTTTGGTGAACTCTTTAATAAGTGCAAGCCCATTCTCAATATCACTCTGTCTGGCCATGCGGATGGTTATCATTTCTTAATACCTCTTCCATAGCGGTATATTTTTGTCTCCATTTTGAATAACCAAGATTTAAGGGGCTATAATGATTAACAGATATAAAATTTTCCCAACCATATAATTTGAGATAACAAGCAAATTCATTCATAAATCACTCCCCGAGTAAAGTTTTTTTAGCTCCCGGCGCTTCAGTCTCAAGTCCACGCGGCCCGGTCAATATAGTCTTGGTAATCCTGCTACGCCTCTTACGAACCTCTTCCCTTGCGATAGCTTCAGGGTCTTTCCTTGTAGGCGCCGAAGGTAAAGGTTGCAATTTAGTTTTAGATGATTTGAACCATGACATAAGATCCTCCTTAGACTTCCGTTTCCCTCGGTAAATTTGGATTAAGTTTCTGCCTGAAAACCTTGTCTATATAATACATAGCCATCATTAAAGCGTCAGCCCTGTCCGGCGATTTCACTCCGTCTTTCTTCATCTCGTCTTTAGAAACAATACATTTCTTGCCGTTAGACTTAAACTTATACCTGAGAGACATCAGTTGTTCTTGGAGCGGCCTATCAGCCATAAGCTTGATATACTGCTTAATGAATATATCTTTAAGCTTAAAAAATCCCTCGGAGCGCTTGTCCGCATACAGTACATTATCAGGCCTTTCATTGCCAATAAAAGCCTCTACCGGCTCTCTAAGCTCTCTTAATCTATCAGTTACCCCTCCGCCCATTCCGACATCATCTATCACAACAATGTCCGGCTGCAAAGTCCGTTTCAAATCCAAGATTTTACCGCACACCTGCATTAAGTCCTTATTCTTCCAACTCTCCTGAAGTATCTGCTCCCAAGCAAAGATGTTCTTTGATTTAATAGCGGTGAATACTGTTTCATCCTCGCCAAACCTCGCCACATCCACAGCTAAAATAATCCTCTGCGTTCCCTCATCAAGAAACTGTCGCTTAGGGGCTTCGTAAATGTCATCAGTAGAAAGTAATACATCATCACCCTTTTTAAGCGGCTGCCCTAACCAGATATGATTATAATCATCTTCGCATAGTTCTTTGCACACATTGGCTTCTTCTATCATAGCTTCAGGGCAAAAGGGGTTCTCGTGATAGTCAATATGGATGTGAAGGCAGTTCTTACGCCCTGCCATAGCGACATATACAGGGTCATGCTCAATGTGCCTATTCATTGACCAGATTATCTTTGAATTCTCTTTACGGATAGTAGGTAGGATAATATCAAGAGTCTGCTTACTGATTGCCTGCGCTTCTTCTACCCAAAGTATGTCAACGCCTTCTAAACCTTTAATGTTCATAGCCCCTTGTTGTCTGAAGCCCCTGAAGCGTATGGCTGATTTGGTTTCTCTATCGTCTATCTTAGTAGCAGACACATTAAAGTTAAGATTGTGAATCCTTATAAGGTCGGCAAAGATTGTATATACGCTCTCATCAATCGTTAGTTGCGTCTCTCTTCCTCCCACTACTCTAATTTGTTTTTGCTCGCATAAATAGAGCAAAAATCGGGTTATAGACTGTGATTTTCCCGACGCTCTTCCTCCCTCGATTAAAAAATATCTATAGTCATTGAATTGGGTTATTAACGGAAGTAATTTAGAGGGAATATCTAATATTTTAGGTAGCGTTAACAATTTTAGTATGCTCCAATATATATTTAGCTGCCGACAATAGAAAAATAGCATTATCTTTGAAATGACCTAATCCGATATTACACTTACTACATAATAATCCACGAATTGTATTTGTTTTATGACAGTGGTCAATATGTATATCAAAAGAATTATTGATTATACTCTTACCACAGATAGCACAACATCCAGATTGCTTTATAAGCATAGCATTTCTCTGTTCTAATGTAATTCCATACTGCCTTTGTATTTTATAATCTTTATGCTTTACTTTATTTCTATCTGCGTATGCTCTTATTTTTTTCTGATTAGCCAGATAATACTTTCTTGCACGAATCTTATACTTTTCAGGGTTATCAATCCTATCCTGTTTATAGTAGGCTGATATTTTTGTTTTTCTTTTGATGTAGGATTTTTTGAGGCGAGCTTTTTCCCTATCTTTATTTCTGCGTTTCCATCTCTCATTATTTGCCAATATTATGCTCCAATGGTTTACTGTCCTTTTCTATCATAGGCATCTTAACTACATTCGTAACTTCGCCCTCAATAACAGTTGGCATATTTTTAGTTATTATTGCCAAAACGATTTTTATCTTGTTACTTTCATTAAACTTATGAAAGTTCTCGTGGATATAATCCCACGAATTACTTATCACCTTTTCTTTAATATGCTTACTGGCTATTGGATTGATCGGCATCGTCAAATTCCTTTATATCTAACATAAGTTGTTTCTGAAGCATTGCATTAAGTTTAACTACATTGGTAAGCTCTGATAATGGCACTTTGAATGTGATGGTTGACTCTCCCTCATGGTCTGTAATAATCTTCCACAACGAAGCTATCACTTACACCTCGCGGGCTTATGTTTACTTCGTTCAAACTCGTATGCTTGGTCGCGGCCTATTTTGCTTAACTGTTTCTCAAAAGATATGTCTGCACGAAATTCTTTTAATGTTTTATTACCTTTGATTAAATTGCACTTAAGATGAGCAACACCTAAATTCTCATAAGTATTGCTTCCACCACGACTTAATGGCATTTTATGTTCTAAACTATCTTGTCCAAATTCAATAGGTTTCAGACATAAATAACAAGTCAAAGTTTTATATTGCTTAATGTTATCCTCATAAAGTCTTTGAATGTCCTTAAGTGATAATTTACCACTCGCCTTTAACAAGGCCCTACGATTATGCCGATTTATACTATATTTGTTACGATTTCTTTCATATAAATTATTTTCTCGATAATATCTTTTTTGGTGTTCGCTTATCCTTTGTCTATTTAATATACCATATTCTTTCCGTCGCAATATATATTCAGGATTATGCTTATTTTTCTGGTACCTTTTCTTGTTATTCACCCTTATTTTTTCAGCATTGTCTATACAATATTGTTTGCGTAATTTACTTATTCTATCTCTATTTTTTTCTCCCCATTCTTTTTGCCTTTGGTATATTTTCACTCGATTATTTAATCTATACTGCTTTGCTTGCGATGCAAAATAATCTTTGTTTTTAAGGTAGTGTAAATGTTTTTTTTGTTTAATCTCTTCAGAATTAACTTTCTCATACTTTTTTCTCAATTGAAGAATACGAATTTTATTTTTTAAATACCACTGATGGTGATATAACTTTTGCTCATTCTTATGAAGTTCGCGCCATTTTTTTTGATATTCTTTTTTTTGATTCATTCAATTGCCTTAGATATTTGCTAAAAGCTAAATCTGCATCCACGCTAAATTCACCATGACTATTAAGATAAGTTCTCTCTGTTATATCGGGATGATAATGCGGGAAACGACTATTAAAACTCACAGCTTTCCCCCTTCACTTATAAGTATACACTATGAGTCTAATAATTCAAGTATTCTCGGACAAATGCTCGCCATCCTCGTCGGAGAGCGAAAAGGGAAGGATGCAGGTTTTCTTTAGCCCACACAAATTTTAGGTAGGCAATAAAAGGAGTGAATTCCTTTATTTCTTTGGGGGAATACTTCATAAAGGAATTGCTCTATGCCAAATCATCTCAAACCATGTCCAGTCAATCCAAGTCCATAGTTTGAATACGCTGAACCAAAAGATTAAACTGACTAATATCATGATAGTCCAGACAAATGTTTTCACATTGTCTCCTTTTCCATCCAGCTTTTAATGGCGCCTACTAATAACATCAGAAATACTATCACCAAAGCGATCCAGCCTCTTGGGCCTATTCTTAGAGTCAAGAACCCTCCTTCAACCCTTGCCCATGATTTAGCAAGGATTATCATAAGCATGAAAAGCCCGATCCCTTGCAGGACTTCGGACTTGACCGCTACATTTAATAAGAAATTCTTAAACTTCATTTTGACCTCCTTTTGTTGTAACCCATTATAAATCCTACGATGATTCCCCAAAATACACATAAGATATAAGACATTATCCACCCCACCAAGGCCAAACATTTGTGTAAATTTTTACCCACACTGAGAATATGGCTAAACAGGCAAGGACGATTAGAAGTATCACTTGAACTCCAAGTTATTCACTCTGCCCACCTCAATTCCTTTCTACTAAAAAAGCACCACTCTACTGGGTTAGTGAACTGGACAATGTATTCCTTTCTGCGTCCTTCATATACTATATCTATTAGTTCGCCTCGGCGACCATTCCAAGGAATACAATTTACCACTTTCACCATATTTCCTACTTCTATCTTCTTCATAATCGGCTCCTGTTAGTTCTTACTACATTTCTTACAAGTATAAACATCATAGAATTTATTAAAAACAGACATTTCACTACCACAATATTGGCATACACCCATTTCTTTCTTCTTCCTTTTCTTCTTCATAGTCGGCTCCTCATTATCTCCCCATTTCATTATCTATTTTGTTTATCATATTAAGAAGTTTCTGTTCTTTTTCTGTGTCCCAGTTGCAACCCTCATCTGGTTTAAACATATCCCAAAGTATACGATATGCTTTGTTTACGCCCTCTACGAAACTTTCTTCATTGTATTTCATCGGCTCCTCATTGGGTTAGATTCCTGTGTTTCTGCTCAAGAAAAAAATAGCTTTATATAAAAGTTTACGATAGTTATCCATTTGTTTAAGATGCTCGGGACTTTCAAAATACCAATCTCCGATATATTTTTTTAATCCATCTATTACTTCTTCTCTTGTCATATTTTTCTCCTTAAAGTGAAAGAATTAGGTTGTGCTAAAATACCAATGTATTGAGTTCTTTTTCCAAACAAATCTTTCTATTTCTTTTCTATCTACTTTTATATCAGTAGGACCAAGCCAAGAATTTACCAAATAATAACCACTACCCTCTCGATAACAAAATACAGCATGGAGATTAAAAATAGGGTGCATTATCGTAAGTATTCCACCATACCTTAAAACCTTTTTATAATCCGTTGTATCTTCTATGTTAAGCCCTGCCCATTTAGCTACTTTTGTAGTAAAGATTGCATTTCCTCGTTTAGTTTTACAAAGACGACTTAAATGGCATAATCTCGGCACAGAAATATGTTTATAGCGACAGGCATTCATAATAGCAACAGGAAAACAGCAACTACCATTTTCTTGTCTAAACCAATTCATCTCTCCCCCTATTAGTAAGCGTCCCCTGACAGGATTTGAACCTGCTTGCCTCCAATTTTGGGCTTATTTACCGCCTCCCTTTGCTTTACACATTGGGCGACGGCTGGAGGCTCATCCCCTCGGTATTACCCTTAACGATTTTCTCGTTAGCGTT